ATATACTGTCATATTTCTATTCTTTCTAATAGATTTATCCCTATTAATCTATTGCAATTCCTTTTGCAATCTTTTATATGGGATAATTAGAAATAAGGAAGAACATGAAGTATAAGTTTAAAACGAAGCCTTTTGGGCATCAATTGGATATCCTAAAGCGTTCCTGGGACAAGGAAAATTACGCTATTTTTGCTGACATGGGAACGGGAAAATCCAAAATCATCATTGATAACATGGCTCTTCTTTATGATAGGGGTAAAATTAACGCAGCCCTAATCGTGTCTCCTAAAAGCATTATAGGAAATTGGGAAAAAGGGGAAATACCTACCCACATGCCTTCACATATTGATTATCATACGGTCTTGTGGTCTCCTAATACCACTGAAAAACAGAAAAAACTGTTAGAGCCTCTTTCCAGGGTGATGGAGAAATTAGTTATTTTTATCATTAACATAGAGGCTTTAAGCACATCTCGAGGAGTCGATGTGGTTTACCGATTTTTATTGGGCCATAATACATTCATGGCCATTGATGAATCTACAACCATTAAAAATCCCAAGGCGTTGCGTACAAAAAATATAATTAAAATGAAAGATCTCGCTAAATACAGACGAATTCTCACAGGAATGCCGGTTACAAAAACCCCATTGGATCTTTATTCCCAATGTTATTTTTTAGATCCCTATCTTCTTGATTTTTCTTCCTACTATGCGTTTAAATCGAGGTATACGGTCACTCGTAAAATTTACTTGCCTGGACGACATTCTTTTGACCAAGTTTTAAAATACATCAGGCTCGATGAATTAAATCAAACATTAAAAAAGTTTTCTACACGAATCCTAAAGTCCGACTGTCTCGACCTTCCGGAAAAAATTTATTTAAAAAGAAACGTTCAGCTTACACCCGAGCAACAAAAAGCTTATGTGGAAATGAAAAAATACGGAGTGTCCTTGTTGGATAAGGGACAGACTATGTCAGCGGTTAACGCTCTTGCGCAATTAATACGACTACACCAAATAACATGTGGACATGTAAAGACCGATGATAATAAGATTCGATCCATTAAAAACAATAGAATAGAGGAGCTCCTTTCCCTTCTGGAAGAAACCAATGATAAAAAAATAATTATCTGGGCTGTTTACCGTTATGATATTCAGGAAATTGAAAGACAGTTGAGGAAAAAATACGGAGAAGAAAGCGTAACAACTTTTTACGGTGATACGAAATCAGAAAATCGCCAGGAAATTGTAGATAAATTTCAAGACATGAATTCTCCGCTTCGTTTCTTTGTTGCCAATCCGCAAACCGGAGGTTACGGTTTAACTTTAACGGCTAGCCACACGGTTATTTATTACAGCAACAGTTACGATTTGGAGATACGACTGCAATCCGAGGACCGCGCCCATCGAATAGGTCAAGAAGAAAAAGTAACATACATAGATTTAATGGCAGAAAAAACAGTAGACGAAAAAATAGTTAAAAGTTTACGAAACAAAATTAATCTAGCCACCGAAGTGCTAGGGGAAGGAATGAGAGAATGGTTGATTTAATAAAGGAAAAACCAAATAATTTTTATTCAAAAAAACCAAAAGAAACATTCACCCAAAGAAAATGTCTTCCATGCGGGAAGATGTTTGACAGTTGGGGCTCGGGAAATAGAATTTGTAAGGAATGTAAAACAAGTTCGAATTACAAAAGTTACTTTCCCACAACTTCAATAAAAATGAGATGACAATGATAAAAACCTTAAAAGAAAGAATACTGAGGCAACTATTGGATGTAGGTGATAAAGCCTTGCGTGAACCTCGAACACACCAAGAAATTGTCATTCGCAAACAGTACGATCGCCTTAAAACAATATGGTACAAACGCTATGAAAAATAATTTTAATAAATACAACTATAAAAACTTCAAAAGAATTGACGGTGAAACACGTGTTTATGACTTAGGGAAAACAAAAGTTCCTTCGGTTACCACCATTTTGAAGGCAACTCAACCTGAGGAAAAAACTCAGTCCTTAACAAAGTGGCAAGAACGTGTAGGCAAAAATAAAGCTGACCAGATACGCGATGACGCCGCAGCTCTGGGAACGGCTCTTCATAAATGTTTGGAAAAATACATTTTAAACAACGGGGATCTTAAATATTTTGATGACACTTCCCTGGGAAAGCGTGCAAGAAAAATGGCAAACATTATTATTGGCCGAGCGTTTTTTAATCTTGATGAAGTATGGGGATGCGAAGTTCACCTGGCAGGGGAAAATTATGCAGGAACAACGGATGCAGTGGGAATATTTGACGGCCAACCAGCCATCATTGATTTTAAACAAACAAACAAGCCCAAGCGTGAAGAATGGATTGAGGATTATTACCTTCAGTTAACGGCTTACGCCATGGCGCATAATTATACCTTTGGAACAAATCTTAGCCAAGGCTACATTTTAATGTGCAGCCGCGATGGTTATTTTCAGCAATTTCATTTAACACCCAACATGTTTCCTATGTATTCGGAGAAATGGAAAAAAAGACTCGAGGCTTACTATGCATGAGTATGTAGTTTATGGACAAAAATATCCTTGGATTCCTAGTGATTATAGAAGTGATTGTGATCCAGATATAAGTGCTCTTACTATTCTGGAGGCAGTGAAAAAATATAATGAAAAACCTCGAAATGAATATTACGCGTACAGTGCTCGTTGCATTATGTATAGCGAATCCTGGCATTTACCCGATGCAGATTTCAAACGTATGAGAACAAGTCGTTACTGGGAAAAGAAAAAAGAAATGGAAGAATTGGAAAAGAATAATCCTCATTTGAATTTTTCTCTCTGGAAAGATAAAAATGCAATTTTAAAGAACTCCGAACCTATTGAAATTTTAAAAGAACGTTTTTACATTTATTTTTTAATTCAAGAAAATGAAATAGTTTATATCGGACAAACTGATAATTTTGTTACACGCTTAAAAAACCATCAAAAAAGAATAACCTTCGATCGCTACTCCGTTCAACCTTTGGAATGCACTCAAAAAGAAGTTAAACTTATAGAAAGTCAATTAATTTTACATCACAAGCCTCGTGAAAATAAGAATTCAAAATGAGTGAATTTATTTTTGGTCCTCCAGGAACCGGCAAGACAACAACGCTTATTGACATTGTAAAAGATGAGCTGTCACAAGGTACATCCCCCAATCAAATAGGCTATTTTTCCTTTACGCAGAGAGCCGCCAAGGAAGCGATCAACAGGGCTGTTAAAAAATTTAATCGAAAGCACAAGGAGTTTCCTTTTTTTAAGACTCTCCACGCCCTTGCTCGTTTTTGTTTGCATCTGGATCGTACTTCCATCATGCAGGACAAGGACTATGAGGATTTTTCCAATCTTATAGGCATCAAGATTCATAATCCTGGTTCCAGACTAGAGGAGTTTGGTGCAACCCTTCATGATGATGCTCACCTATCCCTCATTGACCGTTACAGAATAAAAAAAACTTCCCTATACGAAGAGTTCAGGCAACATGGACATCTCGAAGGAGGATGGAAAAAATTGGATAAATTGGACAGAGGATTTACAGCTTTCAAGTCAGCTCGTAATCTTTTTGATTTTACCGACATGCTCAAAGGTTTAATTTTAGAGGAGGAAAAAATCCCTTTCTTTAAAGTCCTTATCATTGATGAAGCGCAGGATCTCAGTCCCCTTCAATGGGAATTGGTGGACAAGCTTATTCTTCGTTCCGAAAAAGTTCATATAGCGGCCGATGATGATCAAGCCATCTATGGATGGACGGGAGCTGATGTTAATGAACTGTTAAAACGGGCAAATAAACCCGGAAACACAAAGAGTGTGTTAAAACAATCGTACCGCATTCCCTCCTCCATTCATCCCTACGCAACATCCCTTATAAACCGAAACAAGAACCGTGAACCCAAGATCTGGTATCCCCGAAAGGAAAAGGGATTAATTTCGTTTCCCAACTACAAGGATCTTTCCTTGTTCAACGAGGGAAATTGGTTACTTCTCGCGCCCACGGGATATCAACTTGACAAGATTTGTTCGGACATGAAACACCGAGGAATTTTTTTCAGTAGAAAAGGATTTTTCTCCGTGCCGCAGGAGGTTCTGGACGCCATGTTTACATGGGAAAATTTATTGGATGGAAATGCCATCACCCTTGAGGACGTTAAGTTGATTTACAATTACATCAGTTCCAAGACGGGACTAAAATGGGGAGCAAAGAAGATGGCAGGGGCGACTGAAAACGAAACTTTTACGTTCGATAAATTAAAAGGACAGCACGGCTTACTTATCGAGAAGGGAGCACCGTGGGACGCGGCCCTGGATCGAATTAAAGAAAGAGAAAAAAGATCAATTAAATCCCTATTAAAAAAGAAGGAAAATCTCAGAAAACCTCCAAGAATTACAGCTTCCACTATTCACGGAGCTAAAGGTGGCGAAGCTGATAAAGTTATGTTATTAACCGACATATCGAGAAAGGGGTTAGATGCGTATTATAAAAATGCGGAAGAAACAAGAAAGGTTTTTTATACCGGGATGACACGAGCGAAACAAGAGCTCTATGTCGTTGCACCAGAAACAGAAGTAGAATTTGGAGAAATACGTTATGAGCATCAAAAGCGCCAAAGATAAACAAGTAATGGGTTCCCATTACAAGGACTGCCCAATTCAACCTATTGATTATATCGTAGATAATGGCTTAGGCTGGTGTGAAGGAAACATCGTTAAGTACATCACTCGGCACAATAAAAAAGGCGGAGAAGAGGATATAAAAAAAGTAATTCACTACGCTGAACTTTTATTGGAGAAAAAATATGGAAAATAACGAATGGCTTCCACCGGAAAGATTACCCGATCTCACCAATGCAGATGAAATAGCTATTGATCTGGAGACCTATGATCCTGGACTTAAGGAGAAAGGACCGGGGTGGGCTCGTAATCAAGGTAAAGTTGTAGGAGTCGCTTTAGCAGTTGACGGATGGAAAGGATATTTTCCCGTGGCACATGAAGGGGGAGGAAACTTCGATGAAACATTTTTAAAGAAAAGTCTAAAGCCTTTATTATCTTGTGATGCAGATAAAATTTTTCACAACGCTTCGTATGATGTCGGATGGTTACGTCGTTGGGGTCTAGAAGTTAAAGGACGTATCATTGATACAATGATTGCAGCCCCTCTCATTGACGAGAACCGAACTTCACGAGGAAAGCACTATAGTTTAAACGATCTCTCTAAAGATTACCTTGGAGAAAGGAAACTAGAAAATGAATTGTATTCAAAAGTAGCAGGCTGCCATAGTTCAAAACGACATCGTCTTCCTTCCAACGTTCTCAAATACCCACTGCTATTTGCCCACCTCATCGCTTCTTCTGTTAAAGCTTTTAAAAAAGGAACTTGGGAATG